TATCTGAATCATAATCAATACTTTCAAATTCTCTAGCCGCATTAGGACACCTTACTGGGTCTATTATTATAGCCTCTAAATCATCCAGCCAACGTTCGCCAAACTCCACTGAGTCAGGCCCTTTTATAGCCCCTTTACATCTTATGCCGTAGCCTTTTAATTCATCTATTGATTTAGGCTCAGCGCTATCAAATATAGACATAGTATCCTGATACCCTTTAGCTTTTATCATTTTTGCTAAGTTTCTGTTTGATATTTTAACACCATATATTTCATCAAATATATACAGTATTCTTCTAGTTTTGTCATAGTGCATTCTCAAAAATGCTAGCGGATCTGTTGCGTATCCAAAGTCACCGCCTTGCCTTATATTATCAAAATTGCCTATCTGTTCATTGCTTAGTTTTTCAAACTTTAGATTATCAAAAGGAACAACCCCCGACCCTATAGCTTTGCCTAAATACTCCCACTCATACTTTAATGGCTTCATCTTTTTAACGTGTTCAGCTTCATCTATAAACTGTTTAGATATATAAGGGTTATCCAAATAGGTTGAATGGTACACTTTAGTATTGGGATTAATATTTATAGACTCATACTTAACATTAACCCATGATTGTCTCATTTTAGGTGGATTGTATGAGTAAAATAATTTATAATACAGCCCATCAGGCAACTCTGCCCTTAGTACAGAATTTGTAATGGTTGTTACTTCGTCTTCTATCTTAAATTCTGCCAACTCTTCTATCCATAACCTTGCTATTGGAAATTTACTAGCCTTAATGGATTTTATTTTTTTAGGGTCATCAGCTCCCCTAAACAGTATAGAATTTCCCCTTGCTTTATACATTATCTTCATAGGGCTTTTGTAAAATTCAAGTTTATCATACACCCCCAGTTGATCTGCCGCTTCTTTTAATTGTTCGTAGCAAGAATCCACTAAGGTATTACCTACTTTTCTAACACATAATATCGTTATTGGCAGTTTTATGAGGTCTAATATAAGCCCTTGAGCCAGTGTGGAAGATTTTCCTGACCCTCTTCCACCTTTTAATACTTGGTTAAGAATATTTGGATCTTTTCTATCTCTCCAAAAATCATAAAACTTAGGTATTACAACCTCTCTCGTCTTAATTACTCGCCTAGATGTCATCTTGTATCACCACAATTTCAGTATTAACATCAAGCTTATTCACATCATTCCACCTCCCGGGCTTACGATTTTTCAACCAAAATATCATAGCAGTAACATTACCTGACATTGCAGATTTATAAAGTGCATTTTCAACCTGCTGATCAGTCAATTCTTTACCTAAATTAATGGCATTATTTAATTTATCTGACTTTTTACGCCATTTAAAAAGTGCATTTCTAGAAACGCCCAACTTTTCAGCAACGCCCTCATCAGTTAAATGTTCATCCCTATAGAGGTAGCAAACGTACGCTAGCCATTCAGGTTGAACAATATCATCAAATTTCGGTTTTTTATTAGATGGCCTTTGCACTGAATCACCCTCTTTCATCAAATATTTTTTACTCTTGCAAAAACGTCACGTTTATGATATATTAATATATAATACTGTTAAAAGAAGAGGTGATTATTAAGTGAAATGCATTTCTTTAAGACCCGATTGGGCCGATCTTGTTGCTTCAGGTGACAAAAAAACTGAATTTAGGTCGTGGTCAACCACACATAGAGGCGACCTCTTAATTCACGCAAATAAAAATTTGCCAAAAGCTGCAAAAGGCCTGCTAGTTAGTGGTTACTGTATAGCCGTTATCAATCTTTTTGATGTTAAAAAAAATAAAACCGGTTATTCATGGAAATTGAACAACTTGCGCTACATCAAGCCTATCAAAATTAATGGCCAACAAAGATTATTTAATGTTGACGACCACTTAATTCAATATCTAGACATAAAAGACTATGAGTCATTACTAGAATACTGGCATGACTTGGGTCTAATAAATCTAGATCTATTTAAAGAGTGCTAAGGCGCTCTTTTTTTAATTCAATCTATCCAAATATTTACTGTCTACAAATTCTTCATATTCAGGAACACCCATTTTATTCATCAATTCTTTTTTCTCACCGGAAGACGCACAAACAACTATAAAATAATAGCTTGCAGAGTTTTGCTCTTTCTGTTCTTTCGTCATCTCCTGCCTGTGGTCTCTGACTTTTTGGATCTCTTCTTTCGACTTTTCAACTTCTTCACTGTCACTCAGGAAATCAACAATGTCGGGATTGTCACCGAACATGATATCTATATCAGATTCGGAAAATCCAAAGTCGGATACATTAGCCCCCAGATCAATCATGTTAGTTAGCCCTGCCACATCAAATTCACCCATCATTGACGTATTATTCATCTGTACGTTAAGGGCCATTTCATCCTCTTTGCTGAGATAAACCACTGATACATTAAGTTCATAGTCATTATCAGGGTATTTCTCTAGCTCATCCATAACACCAATTCTCTGGTGGCCAGAAATCAATGTCATGTCAGACCCATTGACCAGTAGCGGGGTCACTAACCCAAACTTCTTTAACCCCTTCTTTAACCTATTGCGGGTCTCTTTGTCTATCTGTCTGGGATTGTAGTCAGCTAAGTTTATTTCACTTCGCTTAACTACCCGCATTTCGTAACTTTCTGTTTTACTCATATAATCAACTCCTTTTTAATTGATGCCTCAATTAAAGGAAAATCTCTTTTGATTTTTTCAAAGTCATCAGGGAAACATTCCTTTATTTTGATCATATCTTCACCCATTAATGACCTAAAAGAAAAGCCTAAAGTTTTATTCTCTAGACTTAATGGCAATTTATTTATTTTTAAATAACTCATGATATTTGACTTATTCCATTGTGCAACTGGATATATACGCCCTCTCTTACTGTCTATGGTTCCACTATTTTTTATCATT